GCTGCGGTAGATGCTAATACACAATCACATCAAATTACAATTGCAATTTCTTACGTTTCAAATTCAGCTATAAATTATTACATTGATATTTTTGAAAATGGAATTTATCAAACTACAATTACGGATTTAGGATTAAATAGTTATTTAGTTTTAGATTACGTGAACGAGCCTGGTTTAGATAAGAAAATCACGCTAAATATATCTTCGGATTTTCCTTTAACTATGAAGGTAAATATGCAATATCAACAATCTTATTATATAGAAGACGCATACGGAAATCCTTCAATATTGCAACAAAGATTATTTATTGGATATGGTACAAACCAATCTTTAATCGGAACGGTAGATTTATCCGCCGTTATGCCGGACATGAAAATAGCTGATTTCATTACGGGCATACTTAAGAAATTCAATCTTACTTGTTACGGACTTACACCTTATTCATTCCAAGTTGAGCCATTGGAAGATTGGTATAAGAAAGGCAGAATATTGAATATAACACCTTATACTGACATTGATTCTGTAGATATTGAGCGCATAAAAGTATACAAAGAGATTGCATTTACGCATGAAGTATCTCAATCCGTTACTAATGTAGAATTTTACGATACATTTGGAAGGCAATATGGAGACTTGCAACAAAGTTATAACTACGAGTCAAGCGAATATCAGGTTAAAGTGCCATTTGAAAACCTATTATTCAACAAATTTACCGGTACAAATTTACAAGTAGGTTATTATTTAGATAAAAGTTTAGTTCCATACATTCCGAAGCCTTCTTTAATGTATATTGAGGAAGCTAAAACGTGCAGTTTTAAGTTTGATAATGGCTCAACTGTTCCAACATTAACAAGTTATAGACCATTCGGGCAGGATTTAACCTATAATAACTTCAAATGGTCACTAAATTTCGGTGCTGATATTTCAACTTTGTATAATGTAGTAAATCCAAATAGCATTTATAGCGTATATTATTCAGGTTATTTAAACAACTTGTACGCACGTAAAAATAGAATGTATACGTACAAAACGAAACTACCAATTTCTATTCTTACAAGCCTTAAATTAAACGATAGGCTAATCATTCGAGATAAGCGGTACATAATAAACGAAATGAAATCCGAACTTACAAGCGGTGAAGTTACGTTTGTATTGATATTGGATTTTAGGGCAATGAATGCGATTACAACATCTCCAGTGCCTAAACCAAGTGGAACAATTACAGTGCCTATATTAATAGGAAATCAAGTCACCAAAATAACTATAGATGTGGGGACTACCGGAGTAACTGCGGATAAATATATTGTAACAACTGACGATAAAGTTCTATTTACTTATCCTGAAAATACAAGTGATTTCTTTTTAATAGCGGCAGAAGATAGCGCAACAATTACAACCGAAGAATTGATAGCGTTACGAAGCGAACAAGGAGGAGGAAAAGTATATCCAATTACGCTTACAACAGAATACGAAAATGGAGATTTAATAGATAACACCTTATATATAATTCAAGAATAATGATAAAAAATATTATTGCAATGCTTCAAATCGGAGAGCATTTAGGAGTATCGGAGAACATCGAAATAGCGAAAGGAAAGTACAAATTTTCGACATCTATTAAAGCACATTGGAAACAAGCAAGACGAGAAATAATAATGGCAAAAACTAAAGGCAATGGCGGAAAAGCGGACAATTGAATTAGAAGTAAAAGAATCTGGATTTAAATCCTTAAAGGCGCAGTTAAGAGAAGCACAAGCTGATGTTGCTGCGTTATCGGATAAGTTCGGGGCGACATCTAAAGAGGCTGCTGCTGCTGCAAAGGCTGCAGGTATTCTTAAAGATAAAATTGCCGATGCAAAAGACTTAACAGATGCCTTTAATCCGGATGCTAAATTTAATGCATTAAGTGGTTCAATTGGCGGTGTATTAAATGGATTCCAAGCGTATGAAGGCGCAATGGGTTTAATAGGTGTTGAGTCAGAAAACCTACAGAAAACCTTACTAAAGGTACAATCCGCAATGGCATTGTCTCAAGGTATACAAGGCGCCTTAGAGGCAAGAGATAAATTTATTGCATTAGGCTCGGTTGTTAAAGATGCGTTTGCGAAAATGACTTCAGCAAGTAAGGCATTTATGGTTACAGGAATCGGTCTTTTAATTGCCGGAGTTGGTTTACTTGTTGCTAATTGGGAGTCAGTTAGTCAGGCATTAGGAGCGGCAACAGATGCACAAAGATTAAATAGCAAGGTTATCGCAGAGGCTACAACTGCCATAAGCAAAGAAGTAAATGCTGCCGATACTTTAAGTAATTCGTTAAAAGATGAGACATTAAATCGTGCTGAAAAAGTAAGATTAATAAAGGAATTTCAAGCGGATTATCCGGGATTATTGCGAAATGTTAATTTAGAAAAGGATTCTATTAAAAGCATTAACGCACAATTAGGCGATAATATAAAACTACTTCAATTACAAGCCGAAGCAAAGGCGCTTGCATCTATTCGTGAAGAAACATACACTAAAAAATCACAATTACAATTACAACTTCAAACCGAAGCAATAGAAAATGCAGGCACTGCTACGTTTAATTATGGTGAAAGTGCTGCAAATGGTTTTTTAGGGTTTAGTACAGGTGCTGAAAATGCAGCAAACGCAACCAAGAAATTAGGTGACTTTCAAAATAGTTCTACTAAATCTTTAGAAAAGCAAATCAAATCCATTGATGACTCGGAAAAATCTTTAAATAAAAAGATTGATGCATTAAAGAAAACCGGAGCGGCAACTGGAGAATTAACAGATGCTGAAAAGAAAGCGGAAGAAGAAGCAGAAAAAGCAAGACAAAAGGCAATCCAACGAGCAGAAGAAAGAGCAGCAAAAAGAAAGGCAGAATTAGAGCAATTAACTCAATTTTTAGCAGCAGCAACAAAGGCAAATTTAGACGCTATAAAAACAGACCAACAACTTGAACTTGATGCAATATCTGATAAGTATAAGGCGCAAATTGAACTTGCTAAAAAATACAATAAGGATGCTACACAAATAATTGAAGCACAAAGGAATGAAGAAAATTTAGTAAATACAAAGTACATACAATTAGAACTTGATGCGGAACAATTAAAGCAAGACAAACTTAATGAATTAGCCGAAGCGCAAAAAACAAAAGATGCGCAAATTGCAGCAGATAAAGCCGCAGCAGACAAAGCCGCAGCAGATGCTGAAATAGCATTAGCAAAATTAACAAGAGACCAAAAAATTGAAGCTGCACAAGCCGTATCTAATACCTTCGCACAATTAGCTAACTTATTAGGTGAACAAACGGCAGCGGGTAAAGCAGCAGCAATAGCAGCAGCGACAATAGAAACATTTTTATCTGCACAAAAGGCTTATTCTGCAACTGTTGGTATTCCATTTGTAGGTCCGGTATTAGCACCAATAAATGCGGGTATTGCAATAGCTGCCGGTATTAAAAATATCAAAGCAATTGCATCTGTTAAAACTCCGAATGGTGGGGGTGGTGGTGGAAATATACCAACTGCTCCAAGTGGTGGCGGTGGTGTTACTGCTCCTAACTTTAACATTGTAGGCAATTCAGGAATAAATCAACTCGCTGAACTTGGTGGACAACCAATTCAAGCGTATGTAGTAAGTGGTGAGGTTACATCCGCACAAGCATTAGATAGAAATCGAATACAAAATGCAAGTTTTTAAATTATAGAAATATGGAGAAAAGACAATTAATTGAACTAATCATTGACGAGACGAATTTAACGGATGAGGTATTCGCAATTTCGGTTGTAAATAAGCCAGCAATCGAATCTAATTTTATTGCTTTATCGGAGCAAGTTGTGGAATTGAAAGTAATTGATGAGGAAAAGAAAGTACTTATGGGTGCTGCATTGATTCCAAATAAGAAAATACCGAGATTAGACAAAAGCAATAAAGTCTTCGATATTTGGTTTTCAGAGGCTACAATCGAAAAAGCAAGCCAATTGTTCTTAATGCGTAACTATCAAAACGAAGTAACAATGGAACATAACCATAAGCTAAAGGATATGTCTGTTGTAGAATCGTGGATTATTGAAGATTCCGAAATGGACAAATCTAAATTGTACGGATTTTCCTTTCCAAAAGGTACTTGGATGGTCGCTATGAAAGTAGACAATGAAGATGTTTGGAACGATGTTAAAGCAGGTAAGATTAAAGGCTATTCAATCGAGGGAAGATTTTCCGATAGTATGGATTTGAAAGCAATAGAGGAAGAAAACGAACTAATAGAAAAAATTAAACAAATCTTAAACAATGGCAAAAAATAAGACTTTAAGTAAGACAAGCCCTAAAGGTGGTAAGCGTGGTTGTTTGTGCGAGAACGGAACATACGATTCTAAATGCTGCGATGGAACACTACAAGCGCAAGGAATTGGAAGCGGAATAAGCGACACGATAAACAACGTTGTTAGAACAAGTAGCACAAGAGTTATAACAAATAATTAAGCAAAAACTAAAACAAAATAATAACAATTTAATTATACTATTATGAACATTATAAATCAAATTAAAACTTTACTTAATATGGAAGTAAAATTAGAGCAAATGAAGCTCGCTGATGGAATGACAGTATTAGAGGCTGATTCATTCGCACCTGAAATGGAAGTTTTCGTAGTTACTGAAGACGAGCAAAAGATTCCCGTACCAGTTGGTGAGTACGAAATGGAAGATGGACGTATCTTGGTTGTAATGACTGAAGGTCTTATTGCTGAAGTTAAGGAAATGGAAGCTGAAGTTGAAGCGCCTGAAGCTGAAGTTGAAGTGGAAGTAGTTGCTGAAGTTGAAGCGCCATCTGTTTCTGCAACACCAAAAAAGACTATTGAATCTGTAACGAAAGAATCTTTCTTTTCGGAAATCGAAGCACTTAGAGCAGAAATTACAGAATTAAAAGCATTAGTAGAAAAATCCAAAGTTGAGGAAGTTGTTGAACTTGCTGAAACTCCAAAACCAATTTCGTTTAATCCTGAAAACACTACACCGGTAGAGGTAACGAGATATGCAAATGGACGCTCACGTTCTGTAATGGATTCGATATACGAAAAATTAAATAAATAATATAAATAATAAACTAAAAAATTAAATTATGCCAACTACAGTTAATGTAAGTACCAGTTATGCTGGTGAGTTCGCAGGGAAATATATCGCTGCTGCCCTATTATCCGCTCCAACTTTAGACAAGAATGGAGTTACAATCATTCCTAATGTAAAATACAAGCAAGTTGTTAAGAAAGTAACATCTGATGCTAACTTGATTAAAGATGCTTCATGTGATTTCACGCCAACCGGAACAGTTTCTTTAACAGAAAGAATTTTGCAACCTAAAGAATTGCAAGTAAATCTTAACCTTTGTAAGACTTCATTTGAGTCAGATTGGTCTGCAATCGAAATGGGTTATTCCGCATTCGATGTTCTACCAAAAACATTCGCTGATTTCTTAATCGCACACGTTTCTGAAAAAGTTGCTGCTGCTACTGAAACTTCAATTTGGACGGGTGTAGGTGCTACTTCAGGACAATTTGCGGGATTTGGTTCAATCGTTTCTACAGATGCTTTATTACCGGCTGCTCAAGAAGTTGCAGGAACAACTATTACGGCGGCGAATGTGGTTACGGAGCTTGGAAAAATCGTTGATGCGATTCCACAAACAGTTTACGGAAAAGAAGATTTGAAAATCTATGTTGCTCCAAACATCGCTCGTGCTTACATTCGTGCACTGGGTGGATTCGGAACATCAGGTTTAGGTGGAAACGGAACAGATTCAAAAGGAACACAATGGTATACTAACGGAGAATTAATGTTCGACGGAGTTGCATTGTTTGTTGTTAATGGTCTTGCTGCTAATACTGCTATTTGCGCTCAAACTGCTAACTTGTATTTCGGTACTGGTTTGATGAGTGACTTGACAGAAGTTCAGGTAATTGACACATCGGCTACACTTGGAGACAAGAACGTAAGAGTAATCATGCGTTACCAAGCGGGTGTACAAATTGGAGCAATTGAAGACGTAGTAACTTATGGAATTCCTAACGCTGCAAACTAATTAACTAATTTATAAACTTTAAGGGGGATTGGAGTAGTCCTTTCCCCTTTTTTAATACTTAAAAATATGGCATGTGATGTTACAATGGGAAGACTTGAATCGTGTAAAGATTCTATTTCAGGACTTCTAAATATATATTTTGCTAATTATGGTGATTTAGCTTCCGAGAATGCTGTTTATGGTTCTGCTGAATTTTCAGACCAAATTGCAACTTGGGATCCTAATGGTGCTTCAGCTTTATCTTTGTATAAATACGAACTTAAAGGAGCAAACGGATTTGAGCAAACAATCCAAACTTCAAGAGACAACGGAACTACTTTTTACGAGCAAGTTTTGACTGTTCAATTGAAGACACAAAATGCTGCTACTACTAAACAAGTTAAATTGCTTGCTGCGGGTAGACCAAGAGTAATCGTAGAAACAAGAAACCACCAATTTTTTATGGTAGGTTTAGACCAGGGCGCTGACGTTACTGCGGGAACTATTTCTTCAGGTACTGCAATGGGTGATTTTAATGGTTATAGTTTGACATTTACTGCAATGGAAAAAATACCGGCTAACTTTATCAATTGTGCAACTCAAACGCAATTGTGTACAGTATTTACAAATGGTGCGTTGCCAGCGGTTGTTATTTCTGCTTAACATTTAAAAATACATTTCTCTAATTAAGGCGGCTATTATGGTCGCCTTTTTTGATTTACAAAACAAAATAACCAAAAGTTAATTATAGTTATATATGGTAATTCTAACAACAGAAAATGTAAATACGCAAAGAATGTACTTCATTCCAAGAAGCGCAACATTTACCAATGTATATATAACGGATGAGCAAACCAATGTTACAACATCTTTAACCGGTTATGAAGTATCAGACTTTGGATATTACGTTCAATTAAGAGGTGTATTCAACCTGAAAGAAAACCATTTCTACACAATTGAAATAAAGAATGGTTCAACAATAATTTTTAGAGATAAGATTTTCTGTACAAACCAAAGTACATCAAGTTTTTCTGTAAATAATGCACAATATACAAGCAACAATACAACAAATACATTCATAGTTTATGAGTAATGTTCACATATTAAATTTAGCGGCTTATTCTACACCTACTATTCAAGAATCAAAGCGAGATGCTTGGGTTGAATACGGGGAGGATAATAATTATTATCAATTTTTGATAGATAGATACACGAATAGCACAACGAATAACGCAATAATAAACAACATTTCACGCTTAATATACGGGCGTGGTTTAAGTGCGTTAGATGCGTCAAGAAAGCCAAACGAATATGCACAAATGATGTCGCTATTTAACAAGGATTGTGTGCGTAAAATCTGTATGGACAGAAAAATGCTTGGACAATTTGCTATTCAGGTGCATTATAATAAAGACCATAGTAAAATCTTAAAGGCTTACCACATACCGACTAACTTAATACGTGCAGAAAAGTGCAATGAAGATGGAAATATTGAAGGATATTACTATTCGGATGATTGGACTGACGTAAAGAAATTTAAGCCACAAAGATATTCAGCATTTGGCACATCAAAAGATGAGGTAGAAATATTATTTTCAAAGCCTTATGCAGTTGGAATGAAATATTATAGCTATCCTGATTATCAAGGTAGCTTGCCGTATTCAATGTTGGAAGAAGAAATTGCGGATTACTTGATTAACGATGTAAAGAATGCTTTTAGCGGGCGAATCGTAGTTAATTTTAACAATGGCGTACCAACCGAAGAGCAACAAGAACAAATTAGTTCGAAGGTAATAAACAAACTTACCGGAGCAAATGGAAATCCAGTAATCGTTGCATTTAATCGTAACGCAGAAAGTAAAACTACAATCGACTCTATTCCGTTAGACAATGCTCCGGAACATTTTACCTACTTGAGCGAGGAGGCAATGCGTAAAATAATGCTTGGACATAACGTAACTTCACCGCTTATTTTTGGTGTGGCAAGTTCTAACGGATTCGGTTCTAATGCAGACGAATTACGCAATTCAATTATCTTGTTCACCAATATGGTTATTACACCAATGCAAAATGAGATACTTGAGGCATTCGATTCAATACTTGCATACAACGGAATCAGTTTAAACTTACAATTCGAAGACTTAAATCCATTGGATTCGGAAGGTGATTTGACGAACAATGAAGGCAGCAAAGTAATTGAAGGTATTAATTCACTTTCTCCATTGGTTGCAAATAAAGTACTTGAATCAATGACACCAAATGAGATTCGTGCATTGGTTGGATTAGCACCGGAGCAAGGCGGTAGTGATTTACCTGATGAGGCTGCGTTTGGATTGAGCGCAATTGAACTTGACGAATTTGGAGAAAATGTTCCTGAAAATTGGATGCTAATAGACGAAACGGAAGTGGATTACGATTCCGAAGATGAGTTGGATAATGAAATTAATACTATAAATAAAAAGAATATTTCTTTATTGTCTAAAATAACCAATTTAGTAAGCACTGGAACTGCATTTCCTCGCTCAACAAGTGAACAAGACGATGTGGTGAATGATTTTAAATTCATTACACGTTACAAATATAGCGAAGGATTATCCGAAAATAGTAGAGATTTCTGCAAGTCAATGGTTAACGCTAAAAAAGTTTACCGAAAGGAAGATATTTTAAGAATGGGAGCGCAAGCAGTTAATAAAGGTTGGGGTCCTGAGGGTGCTGATACTTATTCTGTTTGGCTTTATAAAGGCGGCGGAGATTGTCACCACAAATGGATAAGACAAACCTTTGTGGCACTTGGCGCAAAATCAGGAATTGACCCTTTGTCTCCTAATGCAAAACAAGTATCTGTGGCAAAAGCAGAAAAGGCGGGTTATAGAATTAGGAATCCAAGAGAGGTTGCAATGAAACCAGTGGATATGCCGTTCAACGGATTTTTACCAACTAATAAAAGATTTCAATAATGGCAGAGGCTTTACTAATAACCCGAGACGATATCGTTAAATTCACTGCAATGAATGGCAATGTTGATACTGACAAATTTATTCAGTTTGTCAAAATTGCTCAAGATATTCATATGCAGAACTACATGGGTACAAAATTACTAAACAAGATTAAAGCGGATATCATAGCGAATACTTTAGCAGGCAACTATCTAACTTTAACGGTCAACTATTTAAAACCGATGTTGATCCATTGGGCTATGGTGGAATACATGCCATTTGCAGCGTACACAATAGCGAATAAAGGTGTATATAAACATAGCAGCGAAAATAGCGTTAACGTAGAAAAGAATGAAGTAGATTTTCTTATCGAAAAAGAGCGAAGTATAGCGCAAAATTATACGGAAAGATTCATTGATTATATGAACTTCAATAATAGTTTATTTCCTGAATACTACACGAACGTAAACAACGAGATTTCACCCGATTCAATGAATAACTACACTGGTTGGTATATCTAATAATTAAGACAATATGGCAAATACAATAGGATGGGGACAAGCGGCGGTAAATAATACCATTGATTGGGGCAAAGGAAAAACAAATAATGCAATTGGATGGGGAAACGTTTATAGTAATTCGCCAAGCGGAGAAACGGATATTTCAGGAACACCGGCTGGAGACGCAGACGCTCAAGCATTTATTACAGCAGCAGCAATTACAGATACCACTCAAAAGGCTGCAATTGACAAATTAGTCGTTGACTTAAAAGGCTACGGAATTTGGACAAAAATGAAAGCAATCTATCCATTTATTGGAGGAACAAGTACGCAGCATAAATATAATCTCAAAGACCCACGCGATTTAGATGCTGCATTCCGATTGGTTTTCAACGGTGGATGGACGCATTCAAGCACTGGTGCTTTGCCAAATGGAACAAATGCTTACGCTAATACTTATTTAATACTCTCTAATCAATTAGGAAGTGATAAGCCACATATATCGTATTACTCAAGAACAAATGGAAATACAGCAACAGACCAAATTGATATGGGAGTGTATAATAACCCAGCTTATTGTTGGATTTCAGCTTGGTACAATGGCTCAGGATTTAGTAACACATTAGCAAGAAACACTTCTCCTTCAGTTCTTTTAAATGGTGGTACTACAAGTGATTCAAGAGGTTTGTATCAGACAAATAAAATATTAACTGTAAGTAAGCTACAAAAAAATAATAATATTTTAGACTCACAAACAGATACAGCTATAAATGTTGATAATGCTTCAATATATATTGGTGCATTAAATGATTTTGGTTCTTCAGCAAATAGCTTTACAAATCGGCAAACGGCATTTAACGCAATCGGTTCAGGACTTACAGATACAGAAGCGGCTAACTATTACACAGCAGTTCAAGCATTCCAAACAACATTAGGCAGAAACGTATAATTATGAAAATAGCAGAATTAACACAAGAAGAAAAGGCAATATATGTAGGTCTTTTAACAGTAGAGCAGAAAGACTTATTAGTAGGTCAATTGTTTGACGAGGATTCGTATTTTAATCCTATTCAAGACGATAATAATAATTGGATTATTTCAATTGAAGAGATTGAGCAAAATCAAAATCCTGATTTCGGATGGTTGCAAGACTTAGAAATGATAATATTTGTACCAAAAGTAATTCCAATGCCATTTTGAAACTAACGAAACCAAAAATTAAAGACATTCAAAAGTTGAAAGTCTACTTAAAAAAACTTGACAATGGCAGAAATAAAGATAAGTGATTTAACACCAAAAGGAGCAAATTTAATAGCAACGGATTTACTTGTGGTTTCCGAAGATATTGGAGGTGGTTTGTACGAGACTAAATCCATTACCGGTGACGAGGTTTTAAATGCCGTAGCTAAAACTGCAGTAGCCGTAAGAAATACAACGGGCGCAACTATTTACAAAGGAACTATTGTATATATATCCGGAACAAGTGGCGGTAAAGCATTAATATCTAAAGCAAAGGCAGATGCTGAAATAACGTCTTCTAAAACGCTTGGAGTAGTTACAGCAGACATAGCAAATAATGCTAACGGAAACGTGCTTACAAATGGTTTATTGACGTTATTAGACACACGTACAACTGCAACGCATCCTTTTACAACCGATACTTTAGTGATAGGAGACGACCTTTATCTTTCACCAACTACTGCGGGCTACGTTACAAACGTTAAACCAATTGCGCCGAATAATTTAGTAAATATTGGTAAGGTATTGGAGACATCTGCAACAACGGGACAGATTCTCTATGCAGTTGTAAATGGTTATGAACTTGGTGAATTACACGATGTAGATACTACTGGAGCAACTGATGGAAATATTCTTACTTTGGTTGGTGGAATTTGGAAGCCTAAAAATTACTTGGATGGTATTGTAATGAGAACACCTGATTTGACAAAACAATATTTAGTATCTATAAATAATGCGGGTAACGTAATTACAACACTAATTGTATGACAGAATCTTCATTTGAACTAATCAAAAAACATGGCGCAACCGGTGTGCTATTTTTATGGCTAATAGTGACTAACATGAAGGTAAACGAAATCGAAGGGCGTCTTTATGACTGTTTAGAGGATTCTGCTCAAGCTATGCAATACGATAAAACACATAAACGATATGAAACACCTATCCAATACTTCGCTATCCTCCAAGATAAAAAAAACAAGTATGCAAATCGTAAACGACACTTTAAAGCCTAAAGGTAAATTTGAACTTAAGCGTATTGCTGCGTTTATATCCTTTCATTTTGCCGTAATTTATGCGCTGATTCCTATTTTTTGGATAGCATTTGAAGTAAAGGAATTTGTATTTTGGGGATTTCTTGCGTATTCAGGTACGGCAATAGGATTGAATGTTTATAATAAAAAAATAGATAAAGATGCGGTTTAATTACAAGCAATTCTTGACGTGGTGTTTCACGTTATTAGTGTCACTTTACGCTATGTTTCTACTTTCGGGGTGTACTGCTTCATATCATTACAAGAAAGCAACGCAAAAAGGCTTTAAATGTATGTTGGTAAATGATACTATTGTAATAGATAGGATAGATTCTGTTATTATAGATGGTGTAAAAACGTATTATGTAACGAAATACGATACAATTATACAGACTAATTCGGTTTATATTCCCAAAACTCGCTATGAAACAAAGATTGAATGGCGCAAAGTAAGGGACACAATAGAGTTATTACGTTACAAAACAAAGGTAAAGTATAAGGTAGATTTAAGACAAAAGAAAAACGAGAAGGGAGTTAATTGGAATTTAATGGTTGTATGTGGAATTGTTTTAGTATTTTTAGGATATAAAATATTTAAATAAGTATGACAGCAAAAGAGAAAGCAATTGAATTAGTGGAGAAATATAGAGTTGAAAGCTGGGTAATTAGCAGAGACCATGACAAACAATGCGCACTAATTGCAGTTAACGAAATATTAGGCTATATGGGTGCAGATAGAGGCACTGAGTTTTGGCTACAAGTTAAATCCGAAATCGAAAAACTATGAGCAACGTAAGAAACTATACTTCCACACAACTACTTGCAAGGGTTGCGAGCCTGCCTAACTTTAAAGGATTTCCTAAAAGCGGAGTTTTAGATATTTGGGTACGTTCGGATGAGGATGAGTTTGACAGATTCGATGACAAAGTTTATTCATTTGATTGTTTTCCTATTCAAGAACCAGTTTTTAAAATGGTTTGTTCAGGCACTTCAAATGCGGGTGCAGTTGGGTTGAAGAAATTTGCTGAGTATAATGGACTTGGTTGCGCAGTATTAAAGAGTAATTGGATTGTTTATGACTCGCATAGCTACGGCTTACATAAAGGAAAACCGGCATATCGTCAAGCGAAAGGATTTCCGTATTTTAGAGATAATAATAAGGATAATAAAGCAGACGAAATCGGAAAAGAATATTCGGATATCATTGGAGCAAATTGTCACAGAGCGGGCGCAGCAAGTACAGTTATAGGCGGTTGGAGTACGGCTTGTTTAGTTCGTAATAACGAAGCGCAGTTTTTAGCTTGGCTGAAATTTATGGCAAAGCGCAGTTTGTCCGTTATTATACTAAAAGAATTTTAATTTGTCTTTAATATAGGATAAATTTGCGACAAAATATCTTACACTTAATACAAAATACATGAGAAAGAAAGGGATTAGTTCGCATAAAAGATTGAGACTTAATGATTCGGAGATTGAATTGATCCACGAATTTCGCAAGTCAAATGAAACACGAGTTTTGTGTATAGGTGATTTGCATGAGCCGTTTTGTTTGGATGGATATTTAGAGTTTTGTATTGAGATGTACAAGAAGCATAATTGTAATCGTGTGGTTTTTATTGGTGATGTTATAGATAATCATTATTCGTCTTATCACGAAACAGATGTTAATGGATTATCAGGTGGTCAGGAATTAGATTTAGCTATTGATAAAATAGGAATGTGGAGGGATGCGTTTCCAGTAGCAGACGTTACAATCGGAAACCATGACCGACTAATAATGCGTAAGGCACAAACGGGTGCTATTCCTTCAAGATGGATTAAAGCCTATAAAGAAGTATTAGAAGTGCCGCAATGGAACTTTACCGAGCGAGTTATAATAGATGGCGTGCAGTACGTGCATGGCGAGTCAGGGACAGCATCTGCTAAATGTAGAGCAGACATGATGTCAACTGTACAAGGACATTTACATACGCAATGTTACACGCAATGGTTTGCGGGTGCTAACTTTAAGGTATTTGGCGCACAAGTAGGTTGCGGAATAGACCACGAAAGCTATGCAATGGCTTATGCAAAAGCGGGAAAGAAGCCGATTATCGGATGTGCTATAATTATTGGTGGAAAGACTTGCATAAATGAATTGATGGAATTGTAACTAAATGGTGTAATCGTGAATAAATAGCGAAACTTGTAAACATGGCTATTTTTGATAGTTAGATGCGGGTTAGAATCCTGCTTTAGTTAAAATTAGGAGGTAATTTTTCATACTTTTTATCCTCCAAGAACACTTATCGTAATTCGGTAAGTGTTTTTTTTGCGTCTATAAGTGCCGTAAACATTGATAAAGTGAAAATAAATGAAATTATTTTGCATTGATTTGTTAATAAAGTTTGTATTTCTAAACAATTGAGCTATCTTTGTCAGGTCAATAAGACGTAACTAATTTAAAAAGTATGAAAGTAAAAGTAAGAAAAAACGAAAATTTTGTAGAATTAAATTTTCCTTGTTACATAAAATCCAAGTCTGGATATCACTTGTATAAATTGAAATCCGAAAACGAGATCATTCAGATCTTTGAGGGTGCTTATCCAAATCAAAACTATTTTCATTCTTCTATTATGAATGTTCGAATGGAAATAGCACTAATAGATGGTTGGGAATTTACTACTGAAAAAGAATATTGGTTGATGTTAGCAAAAATATTTAAATCTTTTGAAGTATGAAAATTGGAGATAAAATTGTAGAAAGATACGAAGGCAGAACAGCAACATCAAGTCACGGAATAGTGCGTATTGTTTACGTTATTCGATTAATTAATGAAATAAATCAGACTTGCGAATGTGAACTAATTGAAAACAACGAATACTTGACAATAACAAAAGGTAAAATAGAAACTTTACCTTTTAATTTTTGCATTAAAAATTTAACTAATCTATAAAAACAAAACACTATGAATTTAAAAGCAATTTCACAATGGTTAAACAAGGATGTGAAGCCAAGTACAGCAGAGAATACTTATGTACCTTTAAACACGCTTAAAATAGCAAAAACGATATATCCTGATGGGAAGAAAAGAATGTCGCTGAATGGAGAACACGAATGGTATGGTCTTCAGGTGGGTAATATGTTAGCTAAAACAAATACAAACAATAACAAATAGATAATATAATGGCTAAAATGACAGCAGTAGAATGGTTGGTTGAGCAATTAAAAGAAAGCGTTGGATTAAAAGATATGCAAGTAATTGAAAAAGCCAAAGAAATGGAGAGGAAACAAGCTGAGAAGTTGAAAGATTTTGACACTTGGAAAGAATGGAAAAATAAAACAAATTGATATGGCAGATATAGCAAAGTGCATAGGCAAAAATTGTAAGGTAAAAGAATCGTGCTACAGATTTACCGCAAAAGATTCTTTGTATTGGCAATCTTATATAAGTCCAAAAGTAAAAGATGGAAAATGTAATATGTATTGGGAAAATAAAAAACAAAAGAAATGAAAGATTTTAGAACAAAAGCAAAAGAGATAGAAAATATGTATAATGATTTAGAAGCAAAAGAACGAGCTAAAAACTACATGAGTTTAAAGGATGGGTACAAACCTAAAGATTCGCATTACAACAACGAAAATGGCAGTCTTTACCTATTTGCTCAACAACACGAATTGAACGCATACGAATTTGATATTATAAAACGGATCGTTCGCTGTAGAAAGAAAGGATATTTTCACGAAGACCTGGCGAAGAGCATTAGAGTTATAGAATTATATCTAAAAGAATATAATATTGAGGATATCAAATAAATTATACGTAAAAGAATATAAAATGAAAAAATATTTTATAATTGGAATCTCAGCTTTAATAATTGAAATCTGTTCTACATTTTACATTCGAGCAGTATCAGAATCAAATACATTTATGATGTTATTCTTTGCGTCTATTAGTCCATTCTTGGGATTACCATTTATTGGTTATATGGTTGAGACAACAAATTGGAATGAAAGAATAAAACAAGCCTTTGCCTTAAGTATTGGTTATGGAATCGGCGCATTGATAGTAATAAATTTAATTAATACAAAATGACTAAAGAAGAATTTTACTTAACATCAATTACATCTATCTTACCAACGTGCGCTGATAAACTGGAGGACTTTCCTTTTAGATTTAAAGCAAAACAATTGCAGAACGAAGCAATTAAAGCAATAAGAAGATTAGATAAACATTTTATGGATGTTGGCAATATGGAAATATTCGACCAACAAAACCAAATACAACGAGCGTTTTTGCAATGGTTGGAATTACAATGGGAACAAATTACTAAAGAAGAAACAATATGAAACAAATAGACATTGAAAAAACATTATCCGTAATTAAATCATCCGGAGTTTGTGAAATTACACGCAAAAGAGATATGGTCTACAAACGAATGTACGCAGCAGTATTTCTAAGAAAGAATACTTTGTTTAGTTTGGAGAAGATAGGTTCTTATTTAGGCGGTAAAGAGCATTGTAGTGTATTGCATTATATTAAAACATATCAAAACTTTAAGAATGATGAGTTGTTTTTAATGTACACCAAAGAAATTGCAGACCAGTTAAACGATTGTTTTATATTCGGAGAAAAAAAGCAGCCATTATCTTGGTTGGAATATGCGGTAATTAATTGTGCAAATGTTAAAGAATTGCGAGAAATTCAGTTGAAGGTATTGGATAAGGTGGAGAATAATTTAGAATTTAATGAAAACCTACTAATTTTGCAAGGGTAGAATAATTTTTAACTACTTGATTATCAAAGGTCGCAAGGGTAGCAAGGGTAAACAACAAGAGTTTTAAAACTTCAAATAGAAATAATTTATTTTTTAATTTATAAAATAA